GGTAAACAAGATCCATTATCAGAGATGAATACAGTTCTATGGAACTCTGGTCTTGATTCGGATAAAGAGTTAGTTCGCCAACGTAAGCGCCGCCTTCATTATGTGTCTAATATCTACATTGTATCGGATCCTGCAAATCCTGCTAATGAAGGTAAGACTTTCATGTATGTATATGGTAAGAAAATCTTTGACAAGTTAACTGCAAATCCTGCTAATGAAGGTAAGACTTTCATGTATGTATATGGTAAGAAAATCTTTGACAAGTTAACTGAGGCTATGCAACCTGAGTTTCCTGATGATGTACCAGTTAACCCATTTGATTTTTGGGGTGGTGCTGATTTTAAATTGAAGATTCGTAAAGTTGAGGGTTATCGTAATTATGATCGTTCTGAGTTTGGTGATGTATCCGAATTCTTAGGTGGTGATGATGTTAAATTAGAAGGAGTTTATAATTCTCTTTACGATCTTGAAGAATTTAACGGTGATTCACAGTATAAAACCTATGATGAGTTGAAGACTAAATTGGCACGTGTATTAGGAACTACAGTTCCAAGAAATACAGCAGAATCAGTTGAGTTGGATGAAGTTGCAGCACCCGCTTCAACACCAGAAGAGGCATCTGCACCAGCAGCTACTTCTACGGATGATACGTTATCATACTTTGCTAAGTTAGCCCAAGAGGGTTAATTATGTAATACTAAAGTTCAACTACAGTATTACATAGAAAGGGGTCTTAATTGACCCCTTTTTTATGCCTATCGATTCATATACGCAGTGAATCCCATATAAGCACCAACAACAGATGCTTGACCCATGTAAAATAGACCAAGTAGATCACCTAGTGCATCGACACGTTCTACAGATACTAAAGGTGTAAACAGTATACCAGTGAATACAATCATGCCAAACATAGACATCCATGCCATTTTCTTTTGGGAATCAAGTTTCTCTTCTTTAAGTTCTATGTTCATTATACGTTCACGGCGATCAACTTCTGTTTTAGTTAATTTACCGTCATTATCTATATCATACTTACTAAATATTTCCATTTATCTACTCCTTATATCATAGTGTAGAGGCTGTGCGCCATGAAAGATCATTATTATTCCGACTTTTCGCTTTTGGTTTTTCATTAACATTATATGTAAATTTCGTTGAAGAGTCTGAGATATTATTTTGATAGTTTTTAACCGCATCCGACCTAGATGCCTTGTCTTGGTTATATTCTTCTTGTAGTAATTTTTTATTTTCAGCTTGTTTCTCTGATACAGAGTTCCTTTTAATAAATTTCGGACCTGTATGTCCTGGTGTACCCCAAAGAGGGTCAACCATAGTATCCGAATTAGTTGTTACTGTAGGTACTGACTTCTTATCTAGCTGTTGTGTAGAAGTATCCATTGATACCTCATTCCCTCCATAGAATGACATCATCTTTTTAATATCATCCGGTACAAGATAATCAAAAAATAAGTTTTTTATAAGCTTCCATGCATCAAGAACAAAATTACTAAGGAAATTGACAATACCTCCTTTACCATCTAGTCCTATTAGAATTTGTTTAACACCGTTCATCATTTTATCAGATGCTATACCCATCTCCTCAGGTGTTTTTGCAGAAAAGAAACCAAAAAATCCATCAATAAAAGATACAAATCCCAGAAATGTATCAGATATTGCCACAAGCCCATTAAGCATAGTGTTACCAAGGAAATCACCTACATGAAGTGCAAACGTGTGGAGTCCACCGATAAACTCACCAAGATTTCTTGTAAAGTTGTCCCAATATTCTAGAGCCTTACCTTCTGTAAATCGTTCTTTAAGTTGTTTTATTTTTTCTCCAAATTGCCCTGCAGATAAGAGTTCAAGAAACCCAGCTATAGCTAATACTCCAGTAACACCTGCAAGTAACGCAAGAATACCTTTCCCACCCTTTATTAATCCGGCCTTAGATAATTTGGAAGTCTTTCCGGGTGTACGTCTAAGCTCAGTTGTTGCATTAGCTAAATCATCCCCCCTATTCTTTCTAAGATCATCCATTCTAATAGCAGTATTCAGTCGGTCTTCTTTAATTTCACCAGTAAAGAATTTTCTGGCCATTCTGTTAGTATCCCCTTCTTCTTGAAGGCCTTTCTCTCGAATTTTGTTGAATACTGTTATTTCATTAACATCTTGACCTGAAGCTGCTACCTCAATAAAAATGTTATCTAGTTTTCTCTCCTGTCTTTTTGTAAGATAACTCTTATAGTCTTCTTGTTTTAGATTAGTACCTGAAAAATCATTAAAGAGTTTACGAATATCTATTAGTACATCAGCAATAATGGCAAGATTTCTATCCATTTTAACTTGTCTTTTGTCATTCATCTCACCGAATTTTACTCTTGACTTCTCTGCTTTATCGTCATCATCAAACTCTTTTAGCCAACCATATGACGACACACCTAAGCTCAAAAGATCCGTACCACGTCTTTTATCTTCTAATTCAAAAAGTTCCTTAGAATTTGCTGTTTGCATTCTATCAAAGAACTCTATAGAATCAAATGAACTTGAGAGTTCTTTAGAATAACTCATTTGATTAGAATTTTGTGTCTTTAACTCGTCAAGTACACTATTAAAAGTAGCATCTGCCATATCTTTACTTCCTATTTAATCTTTCGTTTTCTTCTTCTATAAAACTAATAAGCATTTGTGTATATACTTCCCTTTCCCAAGGTATCATAGACTCTAACTCGGTTAGAGAATAGTTATAATGCTGCATCATAGCAAAATTTGTAGAATAATAATGCCGAAGTGATGTATGAGAAAGGGTTATTAAAAAAAATTGTGGATACCTTCTAATACAACATCTTGCTTATCTTTACACTTATGACAAGTAAATGTCCTTTTTAATGTCGTTTTAGGGACATTAGCTAGAAATCCTGTAACCTTTTCAAACTGATCTGAGGAAAATGATTCAACAAATTCCGTTAATTCAGTTTCCGATGTATCGGCCGATTCATATATAATATCCCCCTCATATATGTAATCGATACAATGTGTAAGTTTAGTTATAATATCAGAGCTCTCTTCCATCTTTAAAACTTCTGTAATATTAGGATATTTTAATTTAACACCTATAGTATCAGATAATTTAATATCTTTATTCTCCATAATATCTAGATTAGACACAGCTATATCAGTTTCAAGGTTAAATTTTAATGGATTTGGTTCATCACATGAGCCACACTTATATGATACTTCTGATGTCTCTCCAACTGACTTTGATTTTAGTTGGCTGTAGATATATTCAATATCAAACATTTTTAATGTTCTAGTAGATACTACGTTATCAATAAAACATCTATCAATAACATCTGTAATAGCTAATAACATAGAATTAACATTGTCTGATTCTAAAGCCAACATTAATATCTTTTCTTCTCCCACTAAGTATGGCCTAAATTTTACTGTAGCCCCTGTAGATGGTATAGTTAATGTATAAGTTGGTACTGCTAATTTAGGTAGTGCCATTCAATTCACCTTTATTTCAATATTTAAATTATGTTGCCTATTAGATTTGATGCAGTTCCAATCATACCATCCATTAAGCCTTCTTCTTCCCAATTGTCAAATGTCACTGATACTGTACATCGTACTATATCATCAGATGTATTAGATAATGTTATTGTATCAATAGCGGTAGGAAAAGCGTTCATTAACTTAACAGAATATGATGGTATAAAATCACCTTCGGCCATTTGTTGTATTTGTATATCTGTTGAATATACATTCTTATAATTCACTCTAAGCTCATCTAAATTATCAGATGGAGGTACAATTAAATCCATCCAGGATTTAAAGTATTTAAGTATGTAATAATCATTAGTTAAGAGAAATGTAAACTTAACAGTATCATCAGTAGCTAATCCATATGGTATCTTAACAGATTTCATACCAGTTCTTCTTGTATACATATCAAAATTCCTACCTGGAATTGCACAGGATTCTGCTAGTAGATATATATCCCTAGGATCATTAAGAAATGATGTTGGTGAAA